TACTGAACCAGTAGTTTGATATGTAATTACGTCTTTATTATTAAAATTATGATTGGAGATATTGATAGAATTATTTGCAGTATTAATTCCCACCGAATCAGTTGATAATCTTCTGTTCCTATAATTGGATCCCGAGTTAATTATAGTTAAAGATCTTATTTTTCTCTTTTTAAATTTAGATTTTAAAGTATGAACTCCCTCACCATAAGGTGAAGACAGATTTATTGTATTAATTCCAGTAACAGCATCACTTAATTTAGTGTGTAATTTTATAGTACTAGCGTCAACTATTGATGCAAAATAAGATGAACTTGTTGTAATTCCACCAATACCTTGCTGTTCATTTGTTTGATATATTAATTCATCTCCACTATTGAGTTTGTGGAAAGATGAAAAACCAATAGTATTATTAGTTAAATTTACATATCCGGCAGATTGATTAGAATTAAATGATACTGAGTAGTCATAAGACTCCAAGTTTGCAACTGCTCTGGCCCCAAAACCATTTCCACCAGTTATGATAACTCTAGGAACTTCTAGGTAATTTACTCCACCATCAATAACATCAATTCTACTTAAAGATCCATTAACTGTGCAATACGCAGTAGCGCCAGAACCTACAGAATCAGTAACTTGCAATAATGGAGGGTTTATAACGTCATAATTAAATCCACCAGACAATACATCGACAGATGTTATTGGTCCATAGTAAATATAATCGTTTGATTTGTAGTTTAAAAGTTCAACACCGTTAATAAAAATTCCAGTAAATCCAGATGGAGTTATAGTTCGAATATTTGTAGTTACTGGATTTGCAATTTGGCGAATTAGTTTTTGAGTCTGTACTGTCTTCGCACTTAAATTTTCAAAAGTAAAGGGTTCATAATAAAAAACATTGTTAGTAACAGTACCCGATACACTTACATAATTATCATTAAAAAGATCAGCAAGACTTCTACTTAATTTTATTGTGTTTAGATCGACTCTTCTAACAAAATATTTTCCAGAGGGTAAGTCTAATTTATTAGTAGCATCATCTGGATTATAAACAATTCTATCACCAGTATAAAACTTATGATTAGAAATAGAAAGAGTATCTCCAGAGAATGTTCCTGAGAATGTAACTCTTTTATCTCTAACAATAAGAGAATTATTCAAATAGTATGGTAAAGATGGAGATGTTACATATACAGAATTTATGCGGTCTAAGTAGGTATTCTGGACGTTTGCTGTATACTTGTTTAGACTCAGATTATTTGATGATGATACATTAACTATATTTTTTCTTATTTGAAATGGAGTGAATGAGATTAATCTACTTTCGGCAGATACAATGATAGAAGTAGAATTTTTTATCGAACTAATAACCCCTTTGATTTCAGAAGTAGGCTGTGCTTGTGGGGGAACAATTGTAACCGAATCTCCAATGTAAAAAAGATGCTGATCGTAAAGATCAATACGATATTTAAAGTTTAATGAATCTAGTTCAACAACTGATTTAATATTATGGGTGGAAGAAATATTAAATAACCACTTATTTGCTTTAAAATTATCAGTTTCTTTACCAAGTGTTCTAATCTTTATCAAATCCCCTTTAGTATAATATTTGGTAGGAGAATCTAATATTACATTAGAAAGAACACCAGTAACTCTTACTTTTACAATTTTAGTTTGTTCAATATCTGAGTATCCAAAAGCAAAAGTATCTAAATTTAATTCACTATTTTTTGAAATGTTTTGAGTTATTCCTGTACAACCATGAAACTGTGTTAATGATTTAGATTCATAATTAATTGATAGTTGTGTACCATTTTCTAGATCTACGGTTAAAACTCCAGAAGATGGAAATCCTAAGGTAGAATCTACAGTGATAGTATCAGAGCCTGAAACAACGTCTACTAAATTTCTTGTTCTTGGATGTACAGTAAGGTTGCCGAGAGTAAGACCTGTTTCATTTAAGTTATCATATCCAAAGTCTAAACTAATTACATAATATTGTTTATTTCCACGAATAATTCTTTCTACGTTAGATATTGTACCTCTAGATTCTGGAATATTATAAATTGAATCTTGGTATAGTGTTAAGTTTACTAGATCAGTTGGATCGCCTTCAATTGCTTCAACTACAAGATCTTTTGTAATCCTATACTGAGCATCAGAGGGTTGAATGAGAAAATCTCTAGGTAGAATAACTTCAACATCCTTGCCATATAAAGCTCTGAAAAGAATTTCAAAAGAATGTTCTGTTCCTTTTGATGAATAAAAATCGTTAGATTGTTTAATAAAAAGTGCTTGATTAATATCGGAATTTAAAGAGCGATCTTCAAATCCAGGTGTGACTTGAGTTTTAACTTTATTGAAAAACTCTTTTAAGAAAAGAATACTTAAATTTTCAACTGTAGATCCATTTACATGGGACTCTACGTTAGTATCGGAAAACTTTAATTGATCATTATTATAATATTCTTCAATTCCAACAAAGCCTCTCACACATTCAGTAAATGATGTGGAAGTTTTGCTCTTATATGTGATAATTTCATTATCAATTTTTATTAACCCATACGAATCCGGGAATCCATATGTACTTTCTACATTAATTGTAGTATCAAACAACGAAACATCTGATGTTGTTTGAGTAGAATCAGTTAGATTAGTTAAACTATCAACTTTTACATAACGATCAATATTTTGTAGAATATCAAGTGTGCTTCCTTGATTTTCTATTGCTTGATAGTACTGTGAAAGAAATTCCGAAACTAGCGGAAATTCTTCCTTTACATAATCAGGAAGTTGATTTTCAACAATGGAACTAATTTTGATTCTGCTCTCGGTCATTTTATGATCTTACAAGATTTCCGTTTTCGTAGCTTGATGTTGATGTATATGATGTGCCTGATATGTCGGCACCTGAAGAAATTTCATCAGAAACAGTATTTAATGTACTGTTATTAATATCTATCTGCAAATAAAGATCCTGTAATCCGATAATATCATTAGACTTAGGAACTGCAGATATTTCTATAACTGGATTTTCTCCAGAGGTCTTACTAGTTTCTCTAAAGTCAATAGGAGACAATATAATTTCACCTTTTTGATAATTTATTGTTCCTGCATTAGATGCTACAGTCACAAATTCAGTCTGTGAAGTAGGTCTAAAAATAATAATTCTGCCAGTTCTTAAGTTAGAATCTGGTATATCAGTCATATACAAAGTATCTGCGAGACCATTTACTTTGAATCCTGATGATTTAATATTAAATCCATTACGATCTTTTATATGGAACTCATTTCCAAAACATATTTCATAATCTGCAAATTGATTAATAAGAGGGAACAAGTCTCTTCTCATTCTAATTTTAGTAATGTTTGATGTAATAGCGTTATTGCTTTCATCAATCACTTTCAAAAATTTACTGTATTTAAATCTAGCACCATATCTGTTAAGTTCACTGGAGTCAGCATATCTTGTTATATTCTGACTTACAATACTTCTCACACTATCTGCAGATGAAGCAAGATTAGTGTTATAGTAAATTGTAGTATCAAATTCAACATAAAGATATTTCAGATCTACTATCTCAGGAACAATACCAGCAACACTATACTTTCTAAGAAGTCTTACTATATTATCCTTTACTTGACTGGATACAAAAGGACCATTAAAAGGTTTAATACTAATAAAAACTCTACCATATCTTGGTGGATCAAGATCTTCACCACCATAAACTGATATTGATTCAGTTTCTGGATATATCTTAGGAATTATACTCTCATAATCACTTGCAGTTACTGCTCTATTTTGTGTTGCATATATTCTAGGGGCATATTTTTTAATTGATTCAACTGATTCAATCTCTTTACCACTTCTTGATATTACATTTGTGGTAACTAAGGATATTCCATCAGTAACAACTCTTCCATTATTATCAACAATTCTACCAGAAAATCTAAAGTCACTTACACCATTTCCAGATTCACCATTTGTGATTATATAAGATGCTTCAATATAATTTAAGTTGTCTAATTTTTTACCAAACACTCCATCACCAAAAATTAATTCATATCTTTGGTCTTCGACTTCTTGAATGAAGAAGACATTAGAATCTGAAGTTACATTTAAAATACTATCAGAAAAAACAAAATTTCTAGTAACAGAACTTGATTCAGTATTCCTTACTGAAACTGAAAGTGAAGATGTATCAATATTAGCATTTTCTAAAATATATTTTTGATTTGGATTATTCGAATCAACCGTAAAGTTTGCAGTGATGAAAGAACCTTCATAAATTTCTATATTATCAAAAAGTGCGATGTTATTTACTACAGGAACGGTAATATCACTCTTTATTGAAAAAGTATAAGTTACATCACCAAAAGCAAAGTTTGATACGCAGACAACTCCTTTCTTTAATGTCAGAGTAATTGGATTTGTACTAAAGGTACTAGTATCTACGAAAAAAGAAATATTAGCCTTGGCAGCAGTTCTAGATCTAGGAACGTATCCAATATTACGAGCAAGAGAAACGACATTTTCTCTAAGTGTTGCACTATCTATAAAAACCTCATTACTAACCATGTTAGCATTATATGAGGAAATATATGTATTATACGCTAAAAGATCTATGATAGTTGAAAGATTGGATCCTTCAAAATCATAATCTGTGAAGTTTGAATTTGATCTTAAGTATTCTTTTAGAGATACTTTTATCTGATCAAAATCTAAATTTGTAAAGTTTACTAGTGCCATTTATCTTGCTGGTTGTAATGCAAATGATAATTGCTGAGGAAGTACATCTATTCCAACAATTTTATACTGTATTGTAGTTGCAAATTCATTCTCATCATAATTTGGTTTAACAGTCACATCTATAACTTCAATTCTAGGTTCATATGTACTAAGAACATATGTAATTTCATCCTTTATGATTGATGCAGTCATCTCATCAATATTTTCGAAGAGAAGTTTTGATACTCTCGTTCCAAAACTTGAATTAAAAAACTTTTCTCCTTGAGAAGAAAGGACAAGATTTTTCACAGATCTTGCAATTGCAGTTTCATTTTTAATTCCAATCAAATCCCGATTCAAAGGATTTGATTGGAATGTCATACTAATATCTTTAAACCCTTTACTTATCCTCTCTAGAGGCATATTTCATATGCAAGTATATCTTATTTAGAGTGGTTTTGACTCATAAAGAGGTTCAGTTCCATATTCCCAATCATCATAATCTTCATCATTACGAATTTTCTCATGAATTTCATTTTGATGGTGAAAATCATGTTTTTTAGGTGTTAAGTCATCATTTGCTATCTCACGAAGCATTTTTTGTTTGTGAATTTGAGTCTCCCACCCATACTCACTTGCTAAATATTCAGTTCCCCACTCATTTTTCATAAAATTTTGGTCTTTGTCTACTTTCTTGGTCATTGTTTACTCCTGATTCGTTAAAATCAGAACTTTTTACGGGGTTGCTATCCCGATTTTCAATGATGTCATAATCATTTCCAAGAATTTCTTTCAAATATTCAGTGTCCCATAAGTCATAGTAGGATGTTTTTGCTAAATTTTCTCTAAATTTCCTTAATTTATCTATGGGTTGACCTAAAATTAAATTATATTTGCCGTTATTGGTCTTAACACCGTTAATATAAGTGTTATATGACCCACAATCTTCAAAAAATTTCCAATGAGGGTACTTTGAGTTATAAAAATTCACCCAAAATTCTATTGAATCTAAG